GTGGATGGAAAAAGCACTGATGATTGGGCTTTGCCTAATACGTTGCAAGTGCAGTATGATGTCATTGTAGATCAATATAAGAAAGGCTGCACAGTGAGTCCCATATTCAAAGGTAGTCTTAAGGATGAAGCTACTGCTGCGGAAAAAGTTAGAGAAGGGAAACTTAGATTGTTTTCGTGTGCACCAATGGCGTGGTGCCTTGTAGTAAGGCAATATTTCCTACCATTAATAGAATTGTTACGGGACACCGAAGAATCTGAGATGGCAGTAGGAATTAATCACAGATCATCCAGATGGGGAACATATGCTAAACAACTAACAAAATTCGGTCCAACTCGTATAGTGGCCGGAGATTACAGTAAATATGATAAGTATATGGATTCCTTGGATATTGAAGTGGGACTGGGAGTCCTGATAGATTTTGCCAAAGAGTGTGGATATGATGATAATAGTATTATCATTATGAAATCCTGTATTACAGACATTTCATTGCCATGTTTAATGGTGAATAATGATTTGTGTACTGTTCAAGGAACTAATCCATCAGGCCAACCTATAACCGTCGAATTGAACTGTATATTGAATTCAATATACATGAGGTGCGTATGGGTTAAATTGTCCAGGGAGCATTCTACAGACCTTAAGTTTGATGACCACATAAGTTTAATAACTTATGGGGATGATAATGTCATGAGCTGTTCCTGGGACAATTTTAACAATTATAGTGTGCAAAAAGTTCTTCTAGATTGGGGTATTAAATATACATCACCTGATAAGAAAGAATTTGAGGCACCATATTATAACATAGAAGAAGTGGAATTTCTTAAGAGGAAATTTCGACTTGAAAATATTGAAGGAGAGGCGATTTGGGTCGCACCTTTAAGTTTTAAATCCATATATAAACCCCTTATATGGACAATGGGAGATTTGTGTATAGAGTCTCATATAAAGGACATGATTTTATGTGCTTTTGATGAACTCTGTATACACCCCCCAGGGGAGTGGGATCACCATGGTTCCTTCTTAATGAAATTGTTCCAAGCTTATGCTTGTAATTACGATTTCCATGAATTCAAAATTTCGAGAGAAAACCTTCTGGTTAAGCTGTATGGAGAGCTGCCAGAGGCGTCTTTTGAGGATCAACAACCCGATAAAGATGTATATAATAATGTTAACAAAGAATTTAACGAGGAGTGTCACCGAAGAATGACACACAGTATGCAGGGAACTGAAATACCCTACAGCTCTGGAAAGCTAAATTTCCCTACTTCTAACGAAGGGTTAGGAGTCGAAACAAAACCGATACAGTTTTTAGCACAAAGTGAGGAAATTGATCCTACGGATGATTCACCCACAAATGAAGTGCAAGGAATTGTTACATTCACGGACGGAGGGCCTGTTGTGGGTCCATCCCTTGAAGATGAAAGAAATGTTGCGCGCCTTAAGGGCCACGACAATGCATCATTATCAAATTTTCTTTCACGTCCTGTTATCGTTGACCAAGCTACTTGGACTCATGGATCAGGAGTGTCATTAGATTTGGATGTTTACAATTTGTTACTAACTAATCCAGCTATTAATAAGAAAATAGCAAATTTTGGATTATTTAGAGCTGATTTGGTTATTAGGATGCAAGTTAATGCAACAAATTTCCATTACGGAGCTCTCCAAGTTTATTGGGAACCCCTTCCCACTTTACGAGTTCGAGAATTAGCTGAATCATTGCAATCTGTTTCTCAAAGGCCATTGCAATTCGTACTAAATCCTTCCGATAGTAAAACGCTTGAGTTTAAGATTCCTTTTGTATATCATAAGGATTATATTGTACTCGATGGCTATCCAGGATCTGAACAAGTTGGAGCACTTAAAACTTTGAATTGGAGAAATTTAGGAACTAGCAATGGGGTGGTGTCTAACGCCACCATAACAACTCAAGCTTATTTTGAGAATGTAGACATGGTTATCCCGACAGCACAAGGAGAAATTATCTATGAAGCTCAAGGAAAGCAAAAGCGTTCCAGTAAAAACAAATCTAATGACAAAGATGACAGTGTGGATAAACCAGTCGAGGAAGAACTAGATGAAATTAGAGAGGAAGAAACGAAAGAAGAAGGTCTCATTTCTTCGATATCATCTGCCACAGCTTCAGCGCTTGGCATGTTCCGAGATATACCTGTTATTGGTCGCTTTGCTATGCAAGGTAAGAATTTTATGGAAAAAGTTTCTAAGACTGCTCATTTATGGGGTCTATCTAGGCCTCATCAACAACTTGCTATTAAGTATGTTAGACCTTCAGCGGCAAGCAGAATGGCTCATTCCAAGGGAGTTGATACAGCTCCC